ACTGGCCATAGTGCCATCGTTAGAAGTTCATTGCCCACCGCATTTAAGCCGGCGTAGCGTAATCGTTGGGTACCGCGAGTTAAACCGCTGGACTGCAGCTGCTAGGTCAATCATCCTTGAGGGCCGACTATTGCATAACGGCGATCATTTATTAAGCGAACACGTCGAGCGCGCAGTACTCGTTAAACACAATGGCAACATAGTGATTAGTTCGCAAAGGTCACCCGGCGCAATCTGTATGGCACGTGCGTTGGTGTTTGCTGTAGCGCTAGTGGGCAAACCCGCCGCAATGGGCAAACCCATAATAGTTAGCGCTAACCGCTAATATCGTTTGCGGTGTCGGCTGGATGTACCTCGCCTTTTCGTCGGGAATTGTCAAGGCCCAGCCGATGCCACCAAACATTTACTAGATATGGCAAACTAAACCCATGGGCCTTTTTACTCGTGCAACTACCGACGCCGCGCAACCTGTAGTTAAGGCTGCCGCCGGCAGCAATGTTGGCATGTCGCAACTAGACAATTTCTACGCTTTTACTCAGGGCAATACCCGCCAGCGTGCAATGAGCGTGCCGGCAATTACCCGCGCCCGCGATTTACTCGCCAGCGTTATCAGTTGCACCCCATTAAAGCAATACCAAGAAATGTGGAACCCGGTAGATCGGGAAATGGAAGAAATAGACATTGCGCCACGTAGTTGGTTGCGACGTCTTGACCCCGCGTTACCAAACGCCACTTTATTTGCGTGGTTATTTGATGATTTATTTTTTACGCAAAGAGCGTTTTTAGCAATTACAGAACGCACCGCTGACGGTTTTCCGAGCAAGTTCCAACGCATGCCTAGCGCGATGGTCTTAACCCAAGATCAGGCAGGCCCAGTATTTTTTGCGCCGTCTAAACAAATTATGTTTAGCGGTTTGCCAGTAGATCACCGCGACGTAGTGCAGTTCATTAGCCCTATACAAGGTTTGTTATACACAAGCCCTAACGCAGTTTTAACCTCACTAAAACTCGAGGGTGCGCGGTTGCGTTCAGCTGCAAACAGTTTGCCTAACGGCGTTTTGCGTCAGGTTGGCGGCGAGCCTTTAAGCGCTGAGGAATTGCAGAATTTGTCGCAAAGTTTTGAGGCAGCGCGTATGACAAATACGGTAGCGGCGCTTAACGAATTTGTGACGTACACCGAAACAACTACAGACCCAAGCAAACAAATGTTGGTTGAGGCATCAGAGTATCAGGCGTTAGAAATTGCGCGCCTTGCTAACTGCCCGCCATATTTATTGGGTGTTGCTACTGGTTCATACAGTTACCAAAACAGTACGCAAGCACGCCAAGACCTTTATATGTTTGGCGCCAAATTGTTTATGGATTGTATCGCTGAAACGCTTAGCGCTGACAACGTGCTACCACGCGGTACATACGTGAAGTTTGATATTGACGATTACCTAAGCGAAAACTATCTAATGGAAAAAGAAAACGAAACTTACGACACCGCAGAAACGGGAGTAATGCCAAATGCTTAAATTAACTCAACAGGAATTAACACTCGACGCAGCCGGCCCCGATGGCATGCCACGCCGTACCTTGGCTGGTTTGGCGCTGCCATACAACGTCGAAGCAACCGTAAGCGACGGCACCAAAGTAATGTTTTTGCCGGGCAGCCTAAACGCCGGTGGAAAAATGCCAAAACTTTATTTAGGCCATGACAGCAGTCAGGCCGTGGGCTTAGTTACGGCCATGGTAGATAGCGAGGGCGGCATGCTGTACGAGGCCCGCATTAGCGAAACCACGCTAGGTAACGAGGCGCTGGTATTGGCTGCCGATGGCGTTTTAGACGCTGTATCGGTAGGCGTAAACCCAACCAAATTTAGTTACGACGAAAACGGCACCATGGTTATTTCTGCCGCCGATTGGCAGGAACTTAGCCTCGTACCTTACGGCGCGTTCCCGGGTGCGTCGGTAGATCGCGTGGCGGCCAGTATCCACCAAGAGGAAACTGAAGTAGTGTTAAATAGTGAACAGGAACCCGTAGAGGAGATTAACGAAATGTCACAACCAGTAGAAGCCCCAGCCGTTATCGAAGCCGCACCAGTGGCGCAACCATTGTACGCGCAAGCACGCAATTTCAAGTTGCCATCGCCTAGCGAATTTATTGCAGCATCGGTAGTTGGCGGTTCAGTGTTTGCAGAATTGAACGCACGTATTCAAGCAGCTGCACCAAACATTACAACCACAGACACCCCGGGTATTTTGCCTGAAATTATTACTGGCAGCGTTTACGATGGGCTTAACCCAATCCGCCCATTTGTTACCGCAATCGGTACTAAGGCAATGCCACAAAGCGGCGCAACATTTCGCCGCCCTAAGATCACGGTACGCCCAACAGTTACGCAACAGCCAACAGGCCAACTAAATACGCTTGACCCAAGCACCGTGACGGTTGCAAATAATAACGTGTCCAAATTAACTTTTGGAACCTACGTCACCATGTCTGAACAAGACCTTGATTGGACTGACCCTGCAAGCATTAACATTGTGCTTAACCAGTTGGCAATCGCCTACGGCCAAGCAACCGACAACTACGCAGTAGACACTTGTTACGCAGCAATTACACAAAGCGAAAACGTAACCGACAAAACAAAGCCGGGAGACTGGCTAGCAGCAATTTACGGCGCCGCTTATCAGATCAGTTCCACCAGCAACTACTTGCCTACGCATTTTTTCGTAGACCCAACGACGTGGTACCGTCTCGGAAAATTGACCAGCACAGATGGCACCCCAGCGTTTCCATTTGTGGGCGCGCCAAACATGATGGCATTTAACGCGCTTGGCACACAGTCAGCAACCTCATGGAATGGCACCCCACTTGGGCTGACCTTAGTCGTTGATAAAAATATGGCCGCCGATACAGCCTTTATAGGCCATGCGGCTGGCGATGCTGCCGGGTTCGAGTTCTATGAACAGCAAAAGGGTGCAATTTCGGTAGACGTACCAAGCACGCTAGGCCGCACAATCGCTTACCGCGGTTACGCTGCAGCGTTCATGGCAGACGCTACCAAGTTCTGCAAACTCGTTTAATCGGAAAAGAGGCCAGTTATGGCCGCTTACACGGTCACACATAAACAGTTACTTAGCAATTATGCGGTGCTGCAAACTCTTACACCTAATGATTTAGTTGTAGGTGGAACCTTTACGGTTGGTTCCGTTGCAGCGCCGTTTAATGGCACGTTCACGGTTTACGATCTACCCGAGTATTTGTTTATCGGGTTAGACGATGAGGGCGACTTACTTTTTAACTACGAAATACCGCTACCTAATCAGGTGCTATACAAATGCACCGGTACCGACGTACAGCGCACAGCCTCAACAGGCAGCATTACATTTACGCAAACTTGCACGTGGATTACCGCTACACAAATTGAAGACTGGCTAGGCATCGGTACAGCATCGGCGCTCGATACCACGTTTCTTACACAGTGCGCGTCAGCTGCCAACAGCCTTGCATTTACGCGCCGCCAAGAGGCTGGTTACATTGACAGCCTTACAACGTCACCTAACGGTCAGGTCACATTAGGCACGATTTCTTTAGGCGGTTTCTTTTACCGCCAGCGTGGGGCTGTAACCGATTTTGCCACGTTTGATGGCATGTCTGCCGGTGCCTCGGTAGGTCTAAGCCCGGCAATTAAAATGCTGTTGGGTATCCCTAAACCAGCGGTGGCATAATGCCCGTTGCTTACACCGACCTATTTAATGAGGCGCTAGACGATCTAGCAGCCTCGCTAACGAGCATTACAGGCCTACAGGTAGTAACAGACCCCCGCAACCTTGTGCCGCCTTGTGCGTTTATAGATGCCCCTACGTTTAGCGTTTATGGTGGCGGTGGCAACATCGTGCAAATGACCTACACGGTACGCATTATTACCCTTGGCCCGGGCAACCTTGACGCGCAACGCAACCTAATGCACCTAGCCAGTTTGGTGCTAGGTAAAAACGTGGCAGTTACCAGCGGGCGCCCGACTATTGCAATCATCGGCGGCGCCGAGATGCCAGCGTATGATTTAACAATAGAAATGCAAGCCCAAACGAGTTAGGACTAAACCCAATGGCATACATAATTATTAGCCCACGCGTAGGTGTACCCGGTGCAGAGTTTGACGCCGAGGGTGCAGAGGCCAACGGCATTAACATTGCCGCGCTAGTCGAGGGCGGGTTTATAGAACAATCCACAAACGAAACCGCAAAACCTGCTAAAACTAATAACAAGAACACACCAAAGGATTAAAGCACCATGGCCACAAGCACTTACCTAAGCAACCCAAACGTAACCGTTGGCGCAGTTTCGCTGCAAGACCAATGCCAAGGTTTGGTTTTTACTCGCACCATTGAAGCATTGGAAAGCACCGCGTTTGGAACTGGCTCGCGTTCATACGTGGCAGGCCTTGAAAACTCAACCCTGCAGCTTGACCTCTACGCGTCGTTTGCAACATCGGAAACCTACGCAACGCTTAAAAGTTTGGTAGGCACGCAGGTAACCGTTTCATGGTCACCATCGGCAACCAGCCCGGGAACAGCAACTAACCCAACCATGACCCTTACCGGTGCATACTTGGAAGCCTTGCCATACACATTGGCAATGGGTGCGCTAGGCACCATGAGCGTTACCTTTACCGGTGGCGTTTACTCAGTAGTCGAAGTATAAATTAAAGCCGGCAACGGCCCGACACGAAAAGGCGCATAATGCAACTACAACTCAAAGCCACGTTTAACGACGGCAGTTCACATGAAGTAACAACTAACTTAATGACCATCGTTAGTTGGGAACGCAAATTTAAGCGCAAAGCATCCGAGATGGCATCGGGTGTAGGCGTAGAGGATTTAGCCTATTTGTGTTACGAGGCCACACGGTTTGCAGGTATCACGGTACCGGCAACACTTGACGCGTTTATTTCATCGTTGGCGTCTATTGAAGTGGTAGAACAACTAGACCCAAAAGCCTAAACGGCACGGTGCGTAGAGCGCTTGCCGAAATTTTAGTGGCAACAGGGTTTTGGCCTAGTGAGATATCATTCGAGTTAGACGATATGAACGCCACCATTGAAATACTAAATAAGCAACGTGGCGGTAAGTAATGGCGTCGCGCTCGGCTATCCCCCAAGTAGATGGCATCCAAGAGGCGCTAAAAGCGCTTAACGATTTTGACCCTGCCTACCGTAAACAGATCACTAAAGACATACAAAGCACGGGCCAAGTAATTGTTGCAGAGGCCCGCAGCATGGTGGCCTATTTTGATAACAGCAAAGGCACCGGGGAACCTCTTAGCGGTATGCGTCGAGGCAACCTCATTAAAGGTCGTAACACGCAATGGCGTACCGATCAGGTGCAAAAGGGTTTTAAGGTAAAGGTAGGTGTACGCGCTAGCAAAGAACGCTACGTGAACTACAACCGCACTACCGATGGCGTGGTAACCCATAACGAGCAGGTGGTCTATGGCAGTAAGCCATACCAGTTAATGGTTATTCAACAGGCCAACGCAGCTGGCGCAATCTATGACCATGCCGGGCGTAATACGCAGGGCCTGTTCGTAACAAACCTTGAAGCACAATCTGACGCAGGCGCGCAACCTCGAGCCATTGACAAAGCCGTTACTAATAACCGTGAGGCCGTGGAAGCCAAAGTAGAGTTAGTAATTAACGACGTTGCCCGGCGCACTAACAGAAAATTAGGGTTCAATCGTGGCAATTAACATACCGATTATTAGCAGCCTTGACGGTTCAGGGTTTACTAAAGCCATTGCCCAACTTAAGAAACTAGAAACCAA